TGGCTTAGGCTCAGGCTTTTGAGCCTTTGGCGTTACCAGTTTGGTTAACCCAGTAATTTGTTTTGCTAACGGGTCAATAGCATCTGAAATCATGTTAGCAACGTCTTCTTTGCTCAAAACATTGATGCCTGCAGCTGACTGAATAGGTGTCGGTTGTTGGGATTGGGCCATGGCAATACGTACTTTGCTAATCGCTTCCGGAGACAGCATTTCACTAACGCTTGCGGTTAAACCCAAATCTTCTTGATCATCATCAAACATCACTTCGTCGGCTAAACCAGCTTCGACAGCTTGCTTTGCCGTCAAATAGGTCTCTTTGGCCATTAAGGTTTTGAAATCATCAACGGATTTGCCAGACCGAGTTGCGTATGATTCGGCAATTTGCTCAGACACATCATCAAGCACACCAGCAATATGCTTGTGGTCTTCCGCATCACCATATGTCTCAGCCGCTGCGTTGTGGATCATCATTTGTGCCATTGGACTAATGGCCACATGATCACCAGCCATTGCGATAACGGATGCGGCAGACGCGGCCATCCCAACAACGTTTACGTTGACTTTACCGTCATAAGCCCGCAATTTTGTATAAATTTCAGCTCCTGCTGCAACTTGGCCACCGTTTGAATTGATTTCAACGGTCACATCTTCATTGTTCGTTGGGAGCTGAACAGATGATGGTGCAGTTACGTTGAAACCTAACCATTGATAAATTTTGATAAGGTCATCACTCACGATTGTTCCCTTCACTTGGATTGTTTTCATTAGTTTCACCTCCTTTCAAATAATTCTTTGTCAGAACATGCTCGTCTCCGCCTTCATACGGTTCATATCCCAGTTCCTTGCGCAATTCGTTAGGACTGAACCCAGACGAACTAATCAGCTTATCAACGGCTTCGGATACACCAAATAGGTCGCGTTTGTTAAGCCCGACCACCTGAACGTGACGTCCACGTGCATATTCATTTGGACTAAACAGTTTTGCATTAAGTTCGTCTTGAATCGTCTCAATCAGCGGCGTTAAGCAAAAATCCAAATAGCTTTTGATGTTTGAATCCAGCTTTTCGTTTTCGCCATGAATCAAGGCAGGCGGTACGCCAATTAAGTTGGCCACCGTATCCGTCATCTGGTCCTGAATACTCTTCAACTCCGTTGAGCTTTGATTCTGAACGCCAACTGTATTGGTCAATTCGGTATAGCTCATCCCATCTTGCTGGGGCACCACGGCCACAGACTTAGTCTTAAATGACTTGTAAATCTTGTTGATAAAAGTCTGCAGCTTTTCGGCTTTCTTCTTGTCAAAACTTGCTGTGGTCCCAACGTCAACCGTTCCACGTATTTGGCCATTGCGCATTTGCACTTGCATAATGCGCTCATACAATTTACCGATTTCTTGGCCTAAATCATTGATGTACCGGCTTAATTTCGAATTGGAATAGCTTAAATACCAAACGTCATCCATCGAAAAACTTTTGTAATAGGTGTAACCCACACCACTTGGACCAGATACCGTCACATTTGAAAAAATAATCGGATACAAGGCTGATGAACTGGCCGTCCAGGTGTCCGCAATCAGTAAATCGTGGGTATTGGACTCAATCACCAGCACTTCGTTGTTTTTAAGCAGCCGATAGATAACGTCTCGCCAAAATGTTGATGCTGATTGGTTGGGATTAGGCCGCACATTAAGCTTGTACGACACTAAGCCACGGTCGATTTTGTCGCCTTTGTAAATCCGGAAATCCGATTGCGAAATAGACCTGGCCACAAAGTTAATGACGGTTTCTAAGGCAATCGTTTTGATGTAAGCCGCATTGGCGTCGTCTTCAAAAATGCTGAAATCAAACATTTCACTTAGATCTGGCCGCCGGCGAAATAAATCAGATAATTTCACTATCTCACCTCCTTTCGCTAGAAATCGAGGTCAGCAGTAGCGTCCAAAAATTCGCCAACGTCGCTTTCGCTGATTTCGTCAATCCGATAAAGTGTGTACTCAAAGCATTTGAAACCGTCAGTTTTGCGTCTGGCTTCTTCTTTTTTGAGATACTTTTTGTTACCTTGAGGATCTACCTTGACCAACACATTTTGAGTGTTCCAACGTAGCAGCGGATTATCACCCCAGATAAATTTCTTCTGGGCAAAACCGTCCTCAATTCGTGGTGCTAGCAAGCCATCAATGGATGTTGGGTTCTTGATCGTGTCGATTTCAATGCCGACTTCTTCAAAAGCCCGGCGCAACACGTCGGCCCGGTAGTTATCAATTACCACTTTTTTAAGGTTGTACCGTTTCCGGATTTCAACAAAGTAATTGACTACAACACGGGGATCTATGGTCGGGGTGTTGAGTACTGTCAGCAGGCCTTGCTGTTCCCATTTCCGGATAGGCGGGGCATTCCGAAACTTGCGTCGCTGGTCTTCACTAAGGGAATACCCGTAGTACTTATCAACAAATTGCTTTCTTGCAAACTGGTGGCCGAAGTGGATAATCTTGTCACCTTTTCGGCCTGAAATACCGCATGCTGCGAAGTCTCGCAAGCTGGCAAAATCGACCGCACCGATGACTTCTTGATCAGCAATGTCAGGCTGCACAACATTGGTAGCCTTAATCTGTTCGTAGGGCGCAACAGACTTTTCCAAATCGATCTTCGGGAAGTCCATGCGTTTAGTCATAAACTCTTCACGGCCACTTGGTTCAGCTTGCAGCTTGTTGTACTGTTTCATAATTTTGCGAAACAGTGTTTTACCGTAAGCACTGCGAGGTTCTTCAAGCGTCGGGTTGGCCTTCTGCCATTTCGTTGGATCATCGGCCTCGTCTTCTGTGTCAATCTTGCAGATAAATGGAAACATGGTATCTGGTGGCAATTCACCGGCCATAACTTGGATAGCAATCTCTATTTTGCCGTCTAAATAGCCATCACGAACAAATCCATTAGAGCCAACTTCATACTGTCGTGATTCTGGTCGTTTACCTAGTCCTGATTCGTACACACCGACGCCTGAACTGTCAGGGTACATATGGATTTCATCGAACACATCAAAGCCATCTCGCAAGCCGTCCTTTGTCTTACCGTTTGACGTTTGATAAGTTACCGTCGAATTAGTCGCACGCCCTGTAATGGCTGATTTGCGGGCGTCAAATTCTTTTGAAAGCCGGCTGTGTGATTGAACCACGTTGTAGATTTCAGTGATTGATGTCATAGCCTGGTCTTCTGAATTGGCCACTATTGAACCGTTATAGCCAGGGATTCCGTTAAGCGAGCTAACAAAATAGGCCGACAAGCCCGAGATTAACCCGTTCTTGCCAGCCCCACGTCCAATGACTAAAAGGAATTCATCATAGTAAACGTCGTCCGTTTGTTTGTTATATAAAAATGTAAAAGCGATGATAAATCGTTGGTATGCAGCTGTCGGAAAAAACCACTTCTCAATGAATTTAATGCAGTCGTTGATACGTTTCTCGTTAAAATAAAGATCATCATTCGACAGCACATATTTCTTGAGATATTCAACCAACATCACACGCTCTTTATTGAACAGTATCTTGCCGCTCTCGTAAGCTTCTAGGTACTCATCAACATACTTCTGTCGAATCATGTTAGGGATTCCTCCTCATCCGCTACGGGCGTTTTAGGAGGCGATTCCGTAGGCTCTTCATCACTCGGTAAAATAAACTGAAATTCACGTTCCAGAGCCATTAACTGGCTATTGATCTTCTCTTTTTCTTGAATGGCGGGGTTGATTTTGACAAAGTTCTGCTTGCCATTTTTGACCAGGATAACCTCGCCATGTTCGCGAATTGCTTTGTCTAATTTGTCAAACAAAGCTCGCAATTTGATGTACCGACGCACACGTTCCAACTGCAATGCGTCATTTGGGTCAGAATTGTCCAAAAGGAATCGCTCTACATTACTTTTTGTCAAAACCCCACCCCCTTTCACGCGAAACGTAAATTTTTGACCTTTTTTCCGGAGTCGAGCTCACCCACCGGTTCTCAGTTTCAAATTTTTTCGAAATTTTTTTGACCCGGGGGGTTGACTTTTGGAATTTGTAATCGAATTACCAAAAATCCTGTAATCGAGTTACCTGAATGCTGGCACACACTGAGCGCGCTTAATGCTGTAGCATGCATTTCTCAACGTAGAAGTAGCCTCGCTCTGCCTCGATGAGGTCCTCATTGCAGTGCTTGGCATAGCGCTTGGCCTGGTCATAGTCCATGAACACACGCTCACTCGTGACTGTCTTGCCTAGTCCCTTGAGCATCACCACATAACACATGCTGTGCCACCTCCTATTGATAGAACACTTGGCCAGTCTGTTGATTGATGCTGACCACATGCTGCGTTGGATCCGTAGTGCGATGCACAACTGTTGCAGTCAGGATAGACTCACCAGGATTGTTCTCATCGCTCCTTGTCACATAGTGATAGTCACACGAGACAATGGCCATCTCCTCGCCATCGATCCAGATACTTGGGTTAATGGTCTTATCATGGATAACATATGTGACCTTGTGCTTACGCCACGTTCCATTGCCTAATTCAAATAGGCGCCTTCTATTATCGCTAGCAAAGCGTGCACCCGCATCACGAGCATCAGCCCATGACTCAAGGCTGGTTACCTTTTGTTCAAGCTCCTTTACCCTATCAATCAACTCTTGCTCTTGATACTCAGTGTAAGCATCTTGTTCTCCTACCCTTCGGAACTTCTCACCACACCTGGCACAGCTGACCCATGTAGCTTCAGTCTTATTGGCCAGCTCAACGTAACCAACATTGTGGCCAAGTATCTTGCACAACCATTTCATATCAATCCCACCTTTCATCATTAGCCCACCGATTAGTAGGCTTGCCATTGCCATTACTACGCCAACCCATGCGACCATGCCGCTTATTGTGGCAGTCCTTACATAACGTCCTAAGATTGTCAGGATCTAACCGCAGTTCTGGGTATTGATCCAGCTGCTTGATGTGGTCCACCTCTAGTACAACAGGATTGCCATGTGCATCGGTGCCACTTAACCTGGTCACACGTCCCTCGTCTTTGCACCACTGACACTCATAGTGATCACGCTGCAGTATGGATTCCCGCAACTGTCGCCATGCTCGACTGAGATAGAAGCCGTGGCATTGCTCTTTATCCCAAGCCATTAGGCAAGATACAATCTGGTAGCAATGTAATTCACACTTGCATCCCAGCCAGCCAGTTGTAGCTCAGGTACAGCAGAATGTAAAACCGCTTCGTCAAAGTCTGCGACATCAACACAGAAAACACCTGAACCATTAAAATGTTCTTTAATGGTTTTGTTAATGCGGCCGTACAATCGCCTGCATTCTTTAGCCGTAATAGATTCTTTAGATGGTACTTGAGTATTACTGATGACTGCATCGTTGTACATGTCAAGCATTTTCTTAGTTACGGTCAGCGCCTCATTCACTTCACCGATTTTAGATTTTAATTTATCTAAATTGGTAATGCTGTCGCCAGTATCAATTTCAAGTCCTACGGTTAGACCGCTGGTTTTCGATTTGCCTGAATCTTCAAAAACCGTA